TATCACTTAGTTCCTCTGGCTCTTTGATGGCAGGTATTCTTAACCTTCCTTCATCAATTCAAAAAGTTGTTATGGACAAACTTGGTCTTAACAACACTTCTTTAGGTAAAACGCTTGCCGAACGTGTAAAAACAATGATGCCGGTTTACAGTTCTGTGGGCGGTCACATTGGTGCAATTACTAATGCACTTCAAACCCAAGTGGCACAGACTTCTGCTCTTACGCAGTCAGTTGGTACATTAGAAAATTCTATTCAGGCAGGTAACAATGCCGTTCTTCTTGGGGCAAGAGAATCTGCCAAGTACAGCGCCGAAGCATCTGCGGACGTTAGCTTGACTACATGGGGCATTGACACACCTGAAATGACTAAGTTGGTTCACAACCTTGCTTCTGCTGGTATGGTTTCAACAAACGAAATCCTTGAGAACGTTCGCAATACCAACACCTACAAAGCAGCTTTTCCAGGTCTTGCCGAATACAACTCAAGTCCTGGTGCTATCCACATGACTGAATCTCAATACCAGACTTACACTCAAACAGTTATGAACACGGCTACTCAATTTGGTGCGCCAATGCCAAGCCAGCAGGAAATTGGCAATCTGCTTAAAGGTCACGTTTCAGCCGCTGAATACAACCAGCGTGTCACAGACATCTATTCAGCAGTTTCCAACGCTGATCCAAATGTTAAAAAACTATTGGCTCAAGAATACGGTGTTGACCAAAACCACCTTATGGCTTACTTTGCTGACCCTAAGAAGGCATTGCCAGTTATGCAACGTCAGGTGGCTACGGCAGAAATCCAAGATTACGGTTCAAGAGTGGGTCTAACTGGGCTTACGCAGACAGGTGCTAGTCAGCTCGCAGACATGGCTAAATTGAGTTCTGCGACAGGCAATAACCCATTGGGTGCAGGAGTATCCCAAATCCAGGGAGCCCTTCTAAACGCCTCTAAGGACATGTCCCTAACCCGTGCTACTCCAGGCCAGAATGTGCCTACCCTAGATACCAACGTTCTTATTGGTTCACAGGTGGCAGGATTTGCTGGTACAAACCAGGCTGCTGCGGCTCGAACTGTACAGTTGGCAGAGCAGGCAAAGGCTGCCCCCTTCGAAAGGGGTGGTGGATACGCAGAATCCAACAAGGGAGTAACTGGTCTAGGATACGCAACAACGTAACATTTGAAAAGCGAATGATACAATTTGCATAGGTAGTTGGCCCTATGTGGCCGTAGGTGAGCTAACTATCGACCCCGCTTGGGAGGGCATGACCCAGGTGCGTACAACAATGCTGAAAATTAGCCGCTTTATTAACCTCTGGTAAAGTGCGTACCGCAAGGAGCGATTACATGGCATACGATGATGAATTTGACGAAGTTGAAACTGAAGAGCGTCAACCGCTAGATCCTAATATTAGGAAGCAGTTGCGTGAAGCAGAAAAGGCTCGTAAGGAACTAGAGACTTTGAAGTCTGAACTAGCCGCTCAACAGCGTGAAGTTCAGTTTGCAAAGGCTGGTATTCCAGACTCAGGATTAGGTCAACTATTCCGTAAGGCGTATGATGGAGAGGCTTCATTAGAAGCAATCCGTCAGTCGGCTGAAGAATATGGCATACTCCAAACTGGTGAATCCGAAGCATCATCGAATGATTCTGAACTTGCGGCTCTACGCCGTGCTCAGGGTGCAACTCAGGGAACAACTGGTGCAATGCCAGACCCACAGCAGGAGTACCTAACAGCACTTGCAGAGGCTTCAACTCCAGAAGATGTCATGCGAATCGTCGAAGGTAGTACCGGGCAAAAGCTTGGTATGTATTCTTCACGCGGTGCGTTCTAAGCCTAAAACTTAAAACCCACTAAACAAAGGAGTCTGCCAAATGGCTGACGCATATACAGGTCAGAGCACCCTTGATTTCTCAAAGGCCGCTTATGACCGCATGGCATACTTTGCACTACGCCCAGAACTATACTTTGACGCTGCCGCTGACGTTCAGCCTACGCACCAGAGCATGCCTGGAGCATCAGTTGCATTTACAATTGTTAACGACCTAGCAATTCAGGCTTCTGCACTGACTGAGACAAGCGACGTATCTACTGTTGCTCTTTCAGACAGCCAGGTTACCCTGACACTTGCTGAGTACGGTAACGCAGTACTTACCACAGCCAAGTTGCGTGGTACTTCATTCGTAGACATTGACCCAATCGTTGCCAACGTAGTTGGATACAACGCTGGAGTTTCAATTGACACGATTGCTCGTGCTGCACTTGACTCAGGTACAAACGTTCAGTACGCATCAGGACTCGGAGCAACTTCGCTTCAGACTTCTGTTACTACACGTGCCGGAGTAGCCGCTGCAAACACAATCTCATCACTTGACATTCGTGTTGCTCGTGCTCGTCTCCGTTCACAAAACGTTCCAACATTTGGTGGAATGTACGTTGGTTACATTCACCCAGACCTTGTAGCAGACCTTCAGGGCGAATCTATTTCAGGTTCAAACGTACAGGGTTGGCGTGCACCACACGTTTACGCACAGCCAGGTGAAATCTGGACTGGTGAACTCGGTGCTTACGAAGGTGTTCGTTGGATTGAAACACCACGTGCTCCTGTATTCCAGGGTGCCGGTGCTTCAAGCGCAAACGTTTACGGAACTATGATTCTTGGTCGTCAGGCTCTTGCTAAGACGTTCTCAACAATCGATGGTAACGGAGCGTTCCCTCATGTTGTACCAGGTCCAATCACTGACCGCCTCCGCCGTTTTGTACCACTTGGTTGGTACTGGCTCGGTGCATACGGAGTATTCCGTCAGGCATCATTGATTCGTCTAGAGTCAGCATCACTCCTTGGTGGAGACATCAGCACCACACCTGGTACTGGAACCGCCTTCGAGCCTGCAATTGACCTAGGTGAGTCCGGCTCACCACTGGCTTAAGTCAGTAGTTAGGTAGGAGACAGGTATGTCGTGGCCTTATGCATGCGCCCATTGTGGTAGTCGTGATGTTCAACCACTCGTGGACGAGATTCAATGTCTCGTCTGCGGGCGGCTGACCAATAAGGACGGCGTACCTGTCTCACACCTAGACCAATTTACTTCAGAGGAAAAACTATAATGACTATCCCAACAGGGCACGGACTTACTATGGGTCTTGAGTCTGCTAACAAAGCAGGCACACCACTTCCTAACCGAGTCACTCGTGCAAAGATGAACGATGCTAAAGCCATTAAGGGCGAAACATCAGACCCTTGCTACTGCGGCAAGTGTGACATGACAGATGCGAGGTTTGAATAATGGAATCACGTGCATCATTTCCAACAGTTGACATGGAATCATTCCGTGGCACAATGGACACTACCGCTGTAGAGCGTGGTGTTGACTCTAAGAAGGGCATGCGTGGTGTTGAAACAAACACTGCTCGTGGCGTCAAAGAGGCAGTTGTGCTTGAGGACATTATTAAGTTGGAGTACGCTCCAGCAACAGACGCCCCTCCTGTAGAGGGCTTTAAGACTTACGGAGACATTTAATGCCAAGTCGTTTAGATGACAGCGCCTACGGCGTAAACACTCGCAAGGACGGTTTCACAGTCGACATGCGCCCTACAACTTTGCTTGAGCAAAGTCTTATGGGTAATGACCGTGTGAACATGCCAGTCGGAGAAGCGATTACCGAAGGTGCTGAGTACCAGACAACTGGTGGCGCTCGTTTGGGTGACGCTATTGACGCTATCCGCATCGGGGCTAACGGACGCAAGAAGTAGGTTCTGAGTGGCTACATTTACGCCACCCAAGGTCTATGACAACCCGCCTATCTTGCCTGACTCACGAGGTCTGGGAAATAGGTTGTTTCGTTACTACAAGAACCGAGCACGTTATGTGATGGTCTTTGCGTTATCGGACGGTACGTTTGTACAGGACACGGCTACACCGGAGAACTCCAACACAAACATTCCTTACCCGTATAACCCATGGGACCCATCGGCACCGTTCTCAACGTCATACTACATTAACTATGAAGTATCACCGCCGGTTCCAACAGTAACTACAGTTGCTCAAAATCCTTGGATTGCTAAAGTGTATCAAGAAGTTTGCTACGTTACAGACGCAGAAGCAGCGGCTCTTACGGCTGCTGGATACGGAGATTTGATTTCATGACCGCAACACCACACAACGTTGGACTACACCCAGAGGATTGCTTTGGGTGCAAGGCTGCGTCTATCAGCATGTCACCATCTGCCATGCCTACACGCTCCAACGCTGGTGTTATTAACATGGACACGAAAGCAATGCACGCAGACGTGGCCGCTTACAAGCGACTACGCAAAGATGGAACACAACCCAAGTCGGTAAAGGGTGCGGCGGCTTTAGAGTCCCGTGCTGTATCGAAGTGGGAGATTGAAACAGGAACAACGCTCAAGGGTGACACCAAGTTGGGCAAACGATTAGATGAAACTCAAGGCGCTATCAATAGGGGCGAATCAGTACTATGACAACTTACTTACTTTCTGGAGTCGTTTCAGGACCTTCTGGGTTCCTTAACGGCGCTTCTGTCACAGCGTACGATGAGTCACTATTTATTAATTCTCCAGCAGCAGGTGACACACCACCAGTTGCAGCCGTTTTAGGCACTAACGCATTTAACACAGACGGAAACGGAAACGTTGTACTTTCAGGTACGGGTTACGGTGGTAACGGTCAATGGCAAATTGAAGTTGCTAACAACCACGGTTACTACATTGGAGTTCTTTACCCAGTAGGCTCTACAACTGCTCAGTACTACTGGTCATACGACGACTCACTTATTCAGAGCCGTGGTCTACAGGGACCCCAGGGTTTTCAAGGAAACCAGGGATATCAAGGATTTAACGGTGTACAAGGTACACAAGGATTCCAGGGAACAACTGGAGCAACGGGCTCACAAGGCACGCAAGGCACACAAGGCCGTCAGGGTTTTCAAGGTGTACAAGGTGGAGCAGGAGTTCAAGGTTCAACGGGTGCTACTGGACCTCAAGGAGTTCAGGGTGTCACTGGCGCACAAGGCGTACAGGGAACCCAGGGCGTTCAAGGTGTTCAGGGATACCAAGGTACACAGGGTGTACAGGGAATTACAGGTTCTACAGGTTCGCAGGGATATCAGGGTAACACTGGTAATACTGGACCGCAGGGTGCACAGGGTGTACAGGGCAACACTGGTGTACAGGGTGCACAAGGATATCAAGGTCTAACCGGACCACAGGGTGTTCAGGGAACTCAGGGTAACCAAGGCTTTCAGGGTGTCGGAGTTCAGGGCGCAACCGGAGCACAGGGTGTACAAGGTGCACAAGGTAATCAAGGTTTTCAAGGTAGTACCGGAATTACTGGCTCGCAAGGCTCTACCGGTTCACAAGGTGTCCAAGGCAATCAAGGCTTCCAAGGCTACCAAGGTAATCAGGGATACCAAGGTGTAACCGGAGCACAAGGTGTTCAAGGTACACAAGGTAATCAGGGATATCAGGGATATCAGGGATATCAGGGTAACGTCGGTGCTCAAGGCCCTGGTGGTACTAACGCCATTTACGGTTCGTTCTACGACACCACAACACAAAGCAACGGTGGTGCTACCACAGCCAATCTCGTTGCATGCAACACACTTGAAACTGAGTTTGGTGTAAACGTTGCTTACGGCAACCAGTTTGTTGTTTCATACGCAGGTACATACCTTATTGAGTTCTTGGGTCAGTTCACACGCTCTGGCGC